ACCAATCGTAACACGTTCATCATCAAAGCTTGTACCTGCGTTAACTCTTGTCCAAGCAGCCGTCGCACGGTTGATGTTTGTTTGAGTTGTTTCATCAAATACTTTTTCTTGTGGTATACCACGACCGTTATCAGTAACCGTCACTTTATTATTATCCACGGATACGTTTATACGATTTGCATACATAAAGTTTGTACGAATTGCTTCATCAATTGAATTGTCAAGTATTTCGTCAATCATTTTTGACAGAGCAGGAACATACTTGGCTGTTTTCCATTCTCCTAGAATGAAACGTTCAATGTCTTCTTTAGCACTTGATCCCATATACATACCAATTCGTTCTCGAACGTGTTGGCGTGCAGTTAAGATTTTGAATTGTTCTACTGACATATAATATTCCTCAAAGTGTTCTCAATTACTAATCTATCTGATTCTTAAGTAAATGTCAACTAAAAAATAAAGAAGGGCTAAAAACCCTTCTTTAATAAATTTATATATTTTATATAATTAGCCTTCTTTTGATGAACCATTTTTGCCTTTTGAGTAGGCATTTGCACCAAAGAATGCTGCGACCAAGCCGGCAATTGCAACAAAATAAGTTGGAGCAATATCACCAATTAAACCTGCAGCATCATCAACACCAAAGATGCTTGTGACAAGAATGAGGACTGGATATAAAAGCATTCCCCAAAGAGCAAACCATGCCATCTGGCGAATTTGATCTTCTTTTGCATCTTCATTCTCTTGCATTTTCTTTTTATGTTCCCATTCAGCAATTTCTTTTGCACGGGCCATTTCTTCGTCTGTAATAACACCATCGCCATCAGTATCTAAATGAGCATAGATTGAATCTGGTGTCAAACTTTTAGATGCCATGTTATTTTCTCCTATATTATAAATGGCATACTATATTCATAATACAGGAAAATCAAATCACCTTTTATTTATATGAAAACTTATTCTTCTTCCTTTATAGCAATATGTACTTTTGCAATTGAGCCTTTTCTTTTTTTTATATAAAAACTTAATCCATGATCGTTAAATATTTTTTTAAGTTCATTAATCGTTGGATCATTGTTTAGATCATTGTCTTTATTTTTCATTTCCATTACACCAATGTCTCCTGGTATATGCGTTTTTTATAAGTTCGCTAAATCTATCAGCAATACGTCTTAATTCTTGTCCAGATTCTGGGTCATGTTGTTGTAAAGAACTTGCATAATTATGCAATTTTATTAACATATCAGAATCTTCTGTCCACTTTTTATCACTCATGGCGCTGGTAGTGGTTTTGTATTTTGTGTATCATGATAATCACCGTCCTTGTAATAATCACGACTTGCTTCTTCTTTAATCATCATTCCGTTTCGCATACGATAAGTAATTATTTCACGCCTAATAACTCCTTCAGTGTCAGATTCAAATGCACTCTTAAATGGCCCTTCCGTTGTTTTGTTTGCGGTAACATTAATATCATATCTTTGGTATTCAGGCGGCACCTTACCATATCCAACTACATAGTCCCATTGTTTTTGTGTATATCCTTCATTCATTGCATACTCTCTTTCTAAGATCGCTTGTACTAAATCTATGGTCTCTTTTATTAAAATATAATTCTATTCCTCTTGATCTACAAATATCTTTACCTGTGAAATCTTCTGTTTTATATTCATCTCCTAATATTCTAATGTCAATATTATATAGCGTTAATATATCTTTTAAATCTTCTTCAGAACAATATGGAATGATTTCGTCAACATATCCTATTGCTTTAAGTTGAGTATATCTTTCAACAATAGTTTGAATTGGAGCATTTTTTTCTTTTCTTTCAATACTAGGATCCATCTGAAGCCCACATATCAAATAGTCGCATTGTTCTTTTGCTTCTCTTAACATTTGTACGTGTCCTGCATGAAGCAAATCAAACGCGGACGCAGTAAATCCTACAATCATTCACCAGAAATCCTTTTTAATTTTTCCCACGTATCTTTCCAATCTTTAACTTGATAAACTTGGTTTGGAAATTTTAATTTTCTTGCTAAAGGATAGTCATTACCACCTTGTTCAGTTTTATCACCAAAAAAATAAATAATATCACTGTCTGAAAAGTAATTAAGAATTTGAGATTTATCACACCCTGTTGGTGCAATGTCTATTCCAGTTTCACCACCTATAGTTGCTGTTATATTATCAAATTCACTATTAATTATATGTGCTATTGTTTCACGCTCACGATTATTAGTATCATATTTTATATATAATTTACGATCTTCGTAACTTGCATTACGTCCTACTATACTAAAGTTTACACAACCAGGGCGTTCTTCAATATGATTTCCTGTACGTAGTTCAAATTTACTTGATTGTAACCATCCGTCAAAAAATTCTAATAATTCTTTAGACGGTTTCCATTCGTTTCTATAAATATTTTTGCTTTGTTGCCATATATCATTTCCAGAACAATTATACACACACATGGCAAGACTGTAAAGAGGTAAACCAATTTGCTCAATTGTTTTATCTCGATCTGAACCAGTTACAAAGTAAACTGCATTGCGTGTTGCAAAATGCTCAAACCAAGTTTTAAAATCCTGTGACATTGGTTGTCTTGACGGAGTAAGAGTACCATCAATATCAAAAATATATTTTATCATTATTATTTTTTCTCTTTATTCAACAAGTTCCCTAACCAAGGAGTTACGTCATCACAAGGGTCATCAATTATCGGTTTTTGAGTTTCTTCATTATTATTTTCTTTTGATTTTCGTCCATCCAAAACCATTCAGAAATCTCCTTCTGAGTTCTTTTACAACCTATACAAACATTTGTAAAAGGATCAATTTTACAAATGTTTATACATGGATTAATGAGTTGCGGTGGTTTCTTGTTTTTTCTCCTCATCGTATATTTATTCTATACCACGAGGAAAAAAATGTCAATTAAATTATCCTTGTTTTGACATGATATTATCATACCAATTAGGATTTTTATTTTTTAAAATCATAAGAGGAGAACCATTGATACCGTCTTGTTGGCGTGCTTCAACATATTCTTCAACAGTAAATGATTTGCAAAGCTCTTTTACAAATTTTGCTTTTGTAATTGGTCCTTTATATTTAAATCGAGCGATAAACAGTTCTTTTGGCATACCTACTCGAGATGGGTGGCAATTAGGTGCAACTTGATCCCATGTAGGTTGGCCTTCGTAAGTACCTGTGTACTCAAGATATCCACCGTGATATGTGAATTTTGATTTATCGAACTGAGTCATGACTGATTCCTTTTTTCATTCCTTATAAATATATACATATCATATTTAGAAAGAAATGTCAATAGGAAAGATGTTATGATAACAAATTTTATGTCGCCATTAGAGTTTGTAGTTACAGTTAGCAGATTGCCAAATGTACAATTTTTTACACAAAACGTTGTCATACCGTCTCTTAACTTGCAGTTGGTAGACCAACCCACTCCATTTAAGTTAATTCCTGTTCCAGGAGATAGAGTATCATATGGTGATTTACCTCTATCATTTATTATTGACGAATCAATGAACAATTATATTGAAGTTTTTAACTGGATAAAAGCTTTAGGTTTCCCAGAAAACTTTACACAATACGACACTTTAAAAGATAGTAATGATGGATTACTAACAGACATATCTATAATAATTATGAACAGCCATAAAAATCCTAATATTCAAATGGATTTTGTTGATTGTTTCCCCTCGAATTTGTCCGATGTTCAGCTTGATACTACACAAACGGATGTTGTGTATCCTCAAGCAACTGTGAATTTTATATTTAGGGATTTAAAAATAACACAGTTATAAGGAATTAAAAAATTGGCAAACTCAAATCAAAACGAGTACGATGTACACGTAGTTAAAGTAGTTGACGGTGACACTGTTGACGTAGACATTGATCTAGGATTTAAAATTCAATTAAAAGACGAAAGGGTTCGTATCATGGGGATTGATACACCTGAGTCAAGAACATCTGATCGGGTGGAAAAATTATTCGGCATTGCAGCCAAGAATAGACTTTATTCTCTATTAGAAAAAGACGCTAAACTTATCACAACCGAAGACAAAGACGGTGAAGATATGAAAGGTAAGTTTGGTCGTATTCTTGGCGATTTCCGCGCGGCAGATGGTCGTTTGGTTACAGAGATTATGATTGAAGAAGGACATTGTGTTCCTTACTTTGGTGGTTCAAAAGAGGAAGTTCAAGCGGCACATATGAAAAACCGCGAACGTCTTTTAAACGAAGGTGTTGTTGACCGTGCCGAGTACGAAGCAATGGTACTTGCTGAGGCTAATGAAAAGAAATAATTGACATTTCTCTATTTCTGTGATAGAATAGTAAAAAATGCTATACAATGGAGAAGTGCATAATGGATATAGACGAAATCAACAAGTTGTGGGCTCAGGATTGCAAAATTGATGAAACAAATCTTTCAAGAGAATCAAGCCGCATTCCTGAATTACACAATAAGTATTATAATCTATACTACCGCGAAGCATTAAAAATACGAAAACTAAAATCCGATCTAACAGAACTTGAAAAAGTAAAAACCGAATATTATAATGGGTCTATGGATGAGCTTGAACTACGAGATCGTGGTTGGAAACCTTTTGCGCTTAAAGTATTACGTAACGATTTAGATAGATATATTCAAAGCGATAAAGATATTATAGAACTAAGTCTCAAAATATCATTACATGAAGAACGCGGGAAATATTTAGAAAATATTGTCAGGCAAATAAATAATAGAAATTTTATTATTAAAAATATGATTGACTGGGTCAAGTTTCAAGCAGGAGGCTAAAATGAAAGTACCATCAACAGGTATGCCATTTGATGTACATCAAACCATCAAAGCATCACAGTACGGACATCCTAATGTATATGCAAATAGCGAACACATTACACCGCCAATTGAAAAGGATAGAGTCAGGGTGGTAGAGGCGGCGTCTCGTACCGAAGTTAAATTAAAACAATGGAAAGAAATTGAAGAACGAGCAAAAGAGATAAATATGTTAAGGAAACAATCCGATATACGTTACGATAAAGATATTCCTGCATATACACAAGGTGAATTTGTAGATATAAAAGTATGAATGACATAGTGAACGTTGAACCAATAAACTCGGTTCATATGAAAGTTACTGCTGACCCTGGTGTTCGTCAAGAAATAATGAATTATTTTTCTTTTCGTCCACCTGGTTACCAATTTTCTCCAAAATTTAAATCAAGAGTATGGGATGGTTATATTCGCATGTATCAACCTATACGCCCAACGCTGTATGTTGGTCTTATGAGTTATTTACAAAAATTTTGCGAAGATCGTCAGTATACTTTAAACGTCCCAGAAGAAATGTTAAAGAAAGAAAATGTGCCTGATAATTACGGCTATGAAATTGCAGAAGAAATAGGTTGCAAATTTACTCCTCGTGATTATCAAAACGATTATATTGTAAACGCAATTCGTAACGATCGTTCTTTATCTTTATCACCAACGTCTTCTGGTAAATCACTCATCATATATTTGCTACAGCAACACTATTATCAGGCCTTCGGTCATAGAACTCTTATTATTGTACCGACTATATCACTAGTCCATCAAATGGCTGGTGATTTTGTTGATTATGGTTGTGACGAAAGTTTAATTTATAAAATACAAGGTGGTATAGATAAAAATACTTCAGCACCTATTGTTATATCAACGTGGCAATCTTTAATTAAACAACCAAAAAGTTGGTTCGATCAATTCCGTGTTGTATTAGGCGATGAAGCACACTTGTTTCAAGCAAAATCTCTTACAACAATTATGGAAAAATTAGTCAATTGCGAATATAGACATGGGTTTACAGGTACTCTTAAATCAGAAGAAAGTAAAACACATCAACTTGTTCTCGAAGGCTGTTTTGGAAAAGTTAAGAAATACGTAAGTACAAAAGACCTTATTGATGAAGGTACTGTCGCTAATTTTCAAGTAAAAGCATTAGTACTTACTCATCCTGTTGATAAGAAAAAACAATTTCGTAAAGCAATGAATTCAATAGAAGTAAAGCAGAAAAAATATCCTGCTGAACGAGAATATATTATTAATCATGAAAAAAGAAATCTTTTCATTCGAAATCTATTATGGTCTTTAAAAGATCAAAATAATTTAGTATTATTTGACTTGGTTGAAAAACACGGGAAAGTATTAGAACCACTCCTTCGGAGAGACGATCGTGTCTTACACTTTGTATATGGTGGGGTGAAAGGAACTGATCGTGAAGAAATTAGACACTTAGTTGAAAACGATCCAATAAAACGTCATGATATACTCGCATCATATGGTGTATTCTCAACTGGTGTTAATATTAAAAGACTTGATAACGTAATCTTTGCTTCAGGTTCTAAATCTGAAATTAAAGTATTACAATCAATTGGAAGATCTTTACGTAAAGGTTCTGATTCTGATCGTGCAACTCTTTATGATATTGCTGATGATTTGTCCATAGGATCATTTACAAATTATACTTTAAATCATTTTAAACGTCGTATTGAAATATATTCTGAAGAATCATTTCCGTTTAAAATATATACAATACCTTTAGAATAAACTATATATCCATAACTCCCAGAATATTAATTCTGATTATAACACATCTAGAGGATATGTCAACAAAAAAATGAACAAAAAATAAAAAAAAGTTTTTCTATTATATTGTTGACATTTATGATATTTAGTATTAGAATAAAATCAATAAGCAAATAATGAGGAGAGTAGTATGGCTCGAAGAGCAAAACGTAACTACGTCAATAATCCTGATCTTTTAGCGGCTCTTATAGAATATAAAAAACAAATACGAGATGCAGAAGATCAAGGAGATGAACCGCCAAAAGTTCCTGACTATATTGGAGAATGTATATATCAAATATCGAATCGTTTGGCAACAAAACCAAATTTCTCAGGTTACACTTATAAAGACGATATGATTATGGACGGTATTGAAAACTGTCTTCTTTATATCAACAATTTTGATCCAAACAAATCATCAAATCCGTTTGCATATTTTACACAAATTATTTGGTATGCTTTTCTTAGACGTATTGCAAAAGAAAAGAAACAAATGTACATTAGATTTAAATCATCTCATAATATGGTTGCTCAAGGAGCTACATACGAATCAAATGAAGTGCAATTGCATCTAAATACAAACGCTGATTATATTAATAGCTTTATTGAAGATTTTGAAGAAAAATTAAATAAGAATAAAAATAAATGAAAATAGCAATTATTACAGATATGCACCTTGGTGTTCGAGGTGATTCAAAAGTATTTCTTGATCACCAGGAAAAGTTTTTTAACGAAATCTTTTTTCCATATATTGACGAACACAATATTAAAATTGTGCTTGATCTTGGTGATACTTTTGATAGAAGAAAATTCGTTAATTACGTAACTCTTGATAGGGCAAAGAAAATGTTCTTTGACCAACTTGCAAAACGTAATATTGAATACCATGCAATTGTTGGTAATCATTCCGTGTATTACACAAATACCAACGAAGTCAATTCAATGAATCTTTTGCTTCAAGAATATTCAAATTTCCATATATATTGTGATGAAGCAAAAGAATTGACATTTGGGTCAACTAATATTATAATGGTACCATGGATTACAAAAAATAATTCAGATAACATTATGAAATCTATAGCAGAGTCAAAAGCTGATATATGTATGGGACACTTTGCTATCCAGGGTTTTGAAATGTTAAAAGGCGCCATTAATGATCATGGTTTAACAAAAGATATATTTTCTCATTATGAACAAGTTTACTCAGGGCATTTTCATCATCCGTCGTCTTATAATAATATAACATATTTAGGTGCACCATATGAAATGACTTGGTCGGATTATCAAGGTAAGCGTGGATTTAGAATACTTGAAACCGAAACTCGTGAATTGGAATGGATACTTAATCCGTTTGCAGTTTATCACAAAATAGATTACGACGACGCTGATATGTCAATTGAAGATATTGCGCATTTAGATTTAACTAACATTAATAATTCATATATTAAAGTTATAGTAAAAAATAGAACGAACGCATATATTTATGATATGTTTATGAATAAGCTTACCGATGCTGGTGCTGTTGATGTAAAGGCTATTGAAGATTCTCTTAATCTTGAAGATGCTGGTGTTGATGAAATTCTTGACGAAACAAAAGACACAAAGGACATATTGCATCAATATATTGAGTCAATAGATACCAAAGTAAATAAAGTAAGTATTCAAAATTTAATAGATGAATTATATATTGAGGCCCAACAACTAGGATGAAAATACAATTTAAAGAAGTACGTTATAAAAATTTATTATCATCAGGTAACGCATGGACAACCATATCTTTAAATGATAATAGAACTACACTTATAAGTGGTACAAACGGTAGCGGTAAATCAACTCTTCTTGACGCTATCGTTTTTGGTTTATATGGTAAAGCGTTTCGTAAAGTTAACAAAAACCAATTAATTAACAGCATTAACGGTCGTGAAACAGTCGTTGAAATACGGTTTCAAGTTGGTTTAAATAACTATATGATACGTCGTGGTATTAAACCGACAATATTTGAGATTTGGAAAAATAATGAACTTGTGAACCAAGATGCTGCAGCAAGAGATTATCAAACGTATCTTGAGCAAAACATCTTGAACTTAAATTACAAATCTTTTAATCAGATCGTTGTGTTAGGCAGCGCAACATATGTTCCGTTTATGGAATTGCCTGCACATACTCGTCGTGACATTATTGAAGACCTTCTTGATATTCAAGTCTTTAGCACTATGAACTTATTACTTAAAGATAGAATAAGTGATAATAAAGACCAAATTACAGAAAATGGTTATCAAATTGATTTAACAAAATCAAAATTGGAAAGCGCAAAAGAACACAACGCATCAATAAGAAAAATTCGCGAAGATGAGGTTATTAAAATTCGTGAAAAAATGACTGAACACATTGAAAAAATAGAAAAAGAAAAAGAAGAAATTGAATTGATACAAACTCAAATTGAAGAGTTGATTCAAACCATTTCAGATAAGCAATCTGTAAAAGGAAAAATTGATAAAGCAAACAAGTTAAAAAGAGATTTAGAAATTGCCTTATCAAATCATAATAAAGAATTGAGTTTTTACCATGACAATGATAATTGCCCTACTTGTAAGCAAGGTATTGAACATACGTTCAAAGAAAATATTGTTACCGAAAAGAGTAAAAAGGTCGAAGAATTAACTAATGGAATAGCCGAATTATCGGATAAGATAAATGAATATGAAAATAGAATGAATGAAATCTCATCTGTTGAGGATGAGTTAGCAAATCACAATTTAATTATTGGTGATCACCGTGCTACTATTAAAATGTCAATGAATGCGCTTAATTCTTATAAGAAAGAGCTTGTGCAAGCCGAAGAAGAAGTAGAGGCAGTTGATACATCAAAGCTTGAAGAATATACAAATAATCTCGAAGAATCTAAAAATCTTCAACAACAACTTTTTGAAGATAAAGAAGTATTAAATGTGGTACAAACTATGCTACGTGACGGTGGTATCAAAACTCGTATTATTCGCCAGTACATTCCTGTTATGAATAAACTTATTAATAAGTACCTTGGCGCGTTTGATCTATTTGTTGACTTTCAACTTGATGAAAATTTTAATGAAATTATTAAATCAAGGTTTCGGGATACTTTTTCATACGCATCATTTTCCGAAGGAGAGAAACTTCGTATTACGTTATCAATTATGTTAGCATGGCGGTCTGTTGCAAAACTCCGTAATTCTGTATCAACAAACTTGCTTTTACTTGATGAAACGTTAGATGGAGCCCTGGATTCTGTTGGAATTGAAAATCTTATTGATACTCTACACAACCTCAACTCTGATGATAACATTTTCGTGATTTCACATCGTGGGCATCAATTTGGAGATAAATTTGATAATCACATTCGTTTTCAAAAAATAAAGAACTTCAGCGAAATATCTGCATAATGGTTGACATTAATAATGACCTATTATATAATAGTCTTATCATATAACACAAAGGATACACATGTCTAATTTTTATACATCGGTTGAGCGCTTTGGCAACACAATTCTTTGGCGTGGTTATGAAGATGGAATTAAATTTGAAAGAAAGATTAAGTTTCAACCTACCCTCTTTATCACAACGCAAAAAGACTCAGATTATCAATCTCTTTTTACTAAAAAACCATTGGCACCAAAACCTTTTAACAGTATGAAAGACGCAAAAGAATTCGTTGACCAATATAAAAATGTACACGGTCTTGAGGTTTGTGGTAATACAAACTATGTATCGCAATTTATACAAGAACAGTATCCTGATGAAATCAAATTTGATTCGTCAATGATTAATATTGTTTCGTTTGATATTGAGGTTGACGTTGCGGACGGGTATCCTGATATGGATCTTGCCGATAAAGAAATTACTTCTATTGCATTCAAATCATCAAAGTCAAGTACTTATCATCTGCTCGGTCGTAAAGATTATGATAAAACAAAGACATTGACTGATATACCACAAGAAGATATTCAATTTATGAAATTTGACACCGAAGAGGCATTGCTTCGTCGGTTCTTACAATTGTGGACGAATAACTATCCTGATATTGTCACAGGTTGGAATGTCGAGTTCTTTGATATTCAATACATCATTACTCGTATGAAAAACCTGTTAGGTGAAGAACGTATCAAAGAGTTGTCTCCTTGGCGTTCTGTTCGTCCATATTCTCGAGAGTTTTTCGGTAAAGAACAGGGTTCGTATCGTATCGGCGGTATCACCGTAATTGACTATATGGACGCCTTTAAAAAGTTTGGATACAAGTACGGTCCTCAAGAGTCTTGGAAACTTGATCATATTGCATATGTTGTCCTTGGCGAAAAGAAAATGGATTATTCTGAGTACGGTAACCTTACAAACTTATATGAACAAAATCCACAATTGTATCTTGATTATAATCTTAAGGATACGTGGTTGATACAAAGGTTTGAAGATGAAACTTCATTACTTGAATTGGTAATGACTGTTGCATACGGAGGTGGCGTTAATTATGGTGATGCGTTTGGTACAGTTGGAATTTGGGAAACAACTCTATATCGTAAATTGATTAAAGAAAAACGAGTACCTCCAGTAAAAGGCGGCCCTGGTCAACGTGCTGGCGAATTGGTCGGTGGTTATGTTAAAGATCCTAAGGTCGGTATGCATCCGTGGATCGTATCGTTTGATTTGAACTCTCTGTATCCGCACTTGATGCTACAATATAATATGTCTCCTGAAACTTATTTGTCGGATGAACGTGATTATGTATCACAAGATATGGTTTTAAGTGGTAAATATCAAAGTGAAAAACCAAATATGTCCGTAGCCGCAAACGGTGCATGCTTTACGAATGAGTTTCGTGGCATCATTCCTGAAATTATTGACGAGTATTATGGTAATCGTAAAATCATTAAAAAGAATATGTTAACCGTTGAGCAACAACTTGAAAATGCAACAGATCCTATTGAAAAAGAAAAACTAAAACGTGAAGCAAATCAATTGCACAATGCTCAAATGGCTATCAAGATTAGTATGAACAGTCTTTATGGCGCTATGGCTAATATATATTTCCTTTATTATATTAACGATATGGCTGAGGCAATTACAACATCAGGTCAGCTTTCTATTCGATATGCTCAAAAATCTGTTAATAATTATATGAATAAAATACTTAAAACAGATGAAGATTATATCGTATATATTGATACTGACTCCATCTATGTGGATATGGCTCCTATCATTAAAGCAACTTTTGGTACTGTAGATATTGATCGCAAAAAAGGAGAAGAGTTTCTTGACAAAGTTTGCCAAATAAAAATTGAACCTATCATTGATGAAGGCTATCAAGAGTTAGCGAAAAAGATGGGCGCATATCGCCAAGCAATGAGTATGAAACGCGAAAAAATTACAGACAAATCTGTATTCATTGCTAAGAAACGTTATATTATGAATACGCTAAATTCTGAAGGTGTACACTATGAAATTCCAAAAATATCAGTTACAGGTCTTGAGTCCGTTCGTTCGTCAACACCAGAAGTATGTCGTGAGAGACTTAAAAAATCGTTTGAAGTTATTATGAATGATGGTGAAGAAGCAATACAAAAATTTATTGAAGATTTCCGACAAGAGTTTCACCGACTACCACCTGAAGATATTGGGCGTAACTCAGGAACAGACAACATTGATAAGTATAAAATAGGAGATACTTATAAGAAAGGTTGTCCAATGCATGTTCGTGGTTGTATCTTATATAATAATCGCCTTAAAGAACTTGAGCTAAATAAAAGGTATGAGTCAATTGAAGGCGGTGGTAAGATTAAGTTTGTTTATTTAAAAATGCCAAATCCTATTCGTGAAAACATTATTTCGTTCCCAGGGGTTTTGCCTGCTGAATTTGGATTGACAAACTACATTGACTATGATAAACAATTTGAGAAGGTGTTTCTTAGTCCAATAGAATCAATTCTTGAAGCTATCGGATGGAACGCAGTTAAAGTTAATACACTTGAGGATTTCTTTATATAGGAGAACAATATGGCAAACATTCAACGTAGATTGGAATTTCTTGAAGATGCACATGCACATCAGCATAAACTCGTTGAAGCCTTAGAAGCCGAAAAAGCACCAGACGAAGTTGTAAAAAAAGCAAAAAAAGAAAAATTGCGTATTAAAGATATGATTACACACTTAAAAGGAGAAGTGAATGAGTGAGAATTGGGTTGCCGACATTAATAATATGCACCATAAATTTGGTGTAGACGAATGGTTTTTAAAAAATAAAGACAACAAAGATCTAATGGCAAAATATATTAAGTTTCGCCTTGATATGTGTAAAGAAGAACTTGACGAAACATATGATGCACTAGATAATAAAGACCCTGAAGAAATTGTTGATGGTCTAATTGATCTTTGTGTTTTTGCTATTGGTACTCTTGATGTATTTGGTGTTGACGCGTGGGAAGCATGGAATCGTGTATGGATGGCAAATATGCAAAAAGAACCCGGTGTTAAATCAGATAGGCCTAATCCATTTGGATTACCTGATCTTATTAAACCTGAAGGATGGGTATCCCCAACACACGAAGGTAACCACGGTTATTTAGATAAAGCATTAGATAAATAATACGTTATCTAAAATAAGGAGCCTTTTCATGTGTTCTCCATTTATTCGTAAAGAAGCTAATCGTTTTAATTGGATTATAAGAGGTAAACTTATTGATAAATCTTGGTCTGACAAAGACATAGAAGCCATCTATCATTCTTATTTTAAAAGACTATGGGGTAATCACGAAAATTATATTCATGAAATTGGGTTTGAACAAGCCTGGAAAGCAAGAGAAGCTGAAATAATAAATGAAAAAAAGAAATAAAACATTTTCATTTTGCTATTGACATTTGGTTTGGAATCAGTTATATTAATTATATCAAATGAAAACAAAAAGGAAAAAACCAAATGTCAAGAATTGTTCATCTTAAAGACGGTTCAGCAATCAAAGCAGACGTAATTGAATGTTTTGATCTTGCGGTTAATTGCGAGTTCAACACACGTCCTGGTGTTGGTTCAACTGACTTTTGGAATTTCGTTGAGTCCGACATGTATATGGGACTTAGAATTTGGTACAACTCACAATACATCGATGAATGCTTTGAGCGTTTAGCTGATGAATTTGAAGAAGAGTTTTGTTTAGCATAGGAAAAATCATGACTTGGGAATTGAGAACAACTTTGACCACCTTGTGTCCTGTTACTAGGGAATTGGCACAAAGCGCTGTTTTGGTTGAGACTCAAGCAGAAGCGGAAACTTGGTGGACATGTAGGACTACTCAG